AAAAAATACTTAAAGCCACATATGATAAGTTATGATAAAAATTGGAAATTTGATAAACTAATAAAAAGAAAAAATCAAGATGCGATTCTTAATGATTTCTTAGAGAGAGAAGATGGAACGCAAAAATGCGTAAGTATGTGGAATAAAATAGACGACTTAAATCCGTTTTGTAAAAAAATATTTTACTTAAAATACGATAGAGAATTTAACAAGATAAGAAGTAATAAAAATATAAGCATATTGATGTGTTGTTCGACAGAAAATATTAGAATAAATTTTAAAAAATCTTTACACTTTTTGCTACAACAAAAACTATAATTATGATAAATTACTTAGTGTATAAAAAAAATAAAATTGAAATATTGATTGAGATAAGGTGTAAAATATAATGCATACATTTATTGGTCCAAATGACTATTAGTTCAACATCTTACGGAAAACCCGACTGTAAACGTGCGACCTTCAATAAAGGTAAAAAAGTTAAGGACTTAGAATCCAAAGAATGGCGTAAAGATGTATTTGGTAATCTTATTAAATATGAAGACCATGGCAAAACTACAAAATATGGATGGGATATAGATCATATAGTTCCAAAAGCAAAAGGTGGTGCTGATGATATTTATAATTTACAACCAGTGCAATTTAGCAAAAATCGCAGTATGGGTTCAAAAATGGAGTATAAAGACAAACAAGTTTTATTTGAAGCACTAGAAGAAAAAAGAAGCATTTCATATTCAAAAACTGGCTCTCATTTTAAATATGAAATTGGAAAATTATGTTTTGTAAAACAAACGCCTGTAACGGAAGGACAACTTGCTAAAATTATATTTATTGACTCAAAAAATAATAAAATAAGGGTGTATTGGATTTGTGGAAACTATGAAGAAAATATTGAAATGTATAATAAATTATTTAGTGATATTCCAGAAAAAAGAAAAAAAGAAAAAAATAAAAAATAAGAGAAGTAGAGAGAAAAATTATAAACTTTTAGTATTTAAAATTTCGTGTTCACTTAAAAAAAAATGAAATGCTTTTTTTTACTAGATGTAATTTAGCTTTATATTTCCCTAGTTCGCTGTATTTAATACATTCTTTACAATTACAAATCTTATACTTAAAAATGAATTTTACTATTGAACTTGAATACGACCAATTTCTTACTAACTTGAAATCAGAAGAGGTACTTAAAATTGTTAATGAATGTTTAGCAGATCCGTTTGCGAGCTTTAATGCCGAGTTGACTGAAATGACATATGATCCTTTGTATGACGAGTTTTTGCCACACGGAAACGCAAGCCATATGTGGAAAATTGAATTTACGCTTGAAGATGATGACAATGGGCGTTTGTTTTTCAACTATGAAACATTCTACGTAGCACCTAGACACGAAATTTTGATTTCATTTTTAGAGGGAACAAATGAAGAACCAAGCTTTATTGACTTTACTAATAACAGCAATGTGCGCAGTAATTTTTGTAATGAAAAAATTTTCCAAATGAAATATCTTATTAAAAAAGAAGAACAAATTATAGAAATGAGATATGCTGAGAGAGAACCTTTATTGCTATTAATTAATGGGTCTGTAGTTAACTATCACAATTTTAACGATGAAAGTATACAGCAAATCAATAACGAAAAAATGACATCAAAAAAACGTTGTGTTCTTGAAAACCCTTGGTTTCACAGAGAAGTGCTCGAACTACTTGACAATACAGAAACTATCATACCTAACTCTTTCTTTTAAACCGATAAATAAAAATAAATAATAATAAAAATAAATAATAATAAAAATAAATAATAATAAAAATAAATAATAATAAAAATAATATAAAAAATAAAAAATGTGTAAAGGGTTTCCGTTAAGTGTAGTAAAACTTAGACCTTCATAAGAGGGCAAAGTTATCCCACACATTTTTTTATTTTTTTATTTTATTTTTTATAAATTTTTAGTAATTCCATTTTTACATTTGTTAAAAAAAAAATGAAATGCTTTTTCATCTATTATTTCAACTTACTTATATTATTACTTATTCTGCGTATTAAATACTTTCAAAAATGAGCGTAAACTTTATTAGTTTTGATATTCCTAATAGTTTTTCAACTGTGTTTACATCTAATAAAATACTTGAATTAATTAATGAATGTTTGTTTGAATACGTTAAACCCAGAAACATTACGATAAGTGAAGAAATTTATGACTCGTTTTATGACAATTTTGACCAGAATAATATTGCGGCGAAAATATGGAATATTGAATTTTATAAACCTGTGAATATGTCATCTGATGTAATTGTTGCGAGATATATAATTCGTGTTACGTATTTAGTAGGAAAAAACAGTGAGCCAAATTTAGTAATTTTTAAAGACATAAGCAATGTGGGCGGACACATTTGTGAAGACAGAATGTTTTCTCTTAAATATTTTATAACAAAAAAAGATAAAGCACACAGGTTTAGATATTTAGAACGAGAACCCTTTCTACTTTTAATCAAGGGTTCAGTAACCAATTATGATAATTTTAGTGCAGAAGACTTAGAGAGGATAAATGCTGAAAAAATGACATCAAAAAAACGCCGAGTTCTGGAAAATCCTTGGCTACAGAGAGAAATATCTGAATACATTGATTACATTCAACCTGAAATAGATATATCACAGGTGATGGGTTGTTTTAGACGAAGGTATAAGTAAAAATTAATCTGCAAAGGGTTTCCGTTAAGTGTTGTAAAACTTAGACCTTCATAAGAGGGCAAAGTCATCCCAAACTTTTTTATATTTTGCTTTTTTTATACTTTGTTGCATTTACTCCGCACAAATGGTCAAAATTTCTTGCAGTAGAACAAAAACGATAATCATCAGCGCGAACTACACCATCTACTAAAAAATTAGAATTATCATTTGGAAATTGTAAACATCTGCCATTTTGTTTGTTTCCTTTTTCGTCTTTAATATAATATCTACAATTTATACAAAATTTCGGTTTCAAATTAGTCTTAAGCGAAACTGCCGACAAAAAAATACATAATATTATAAACTGATACATATATTTATAATATTTTTAATTGTTTAATTTGTTTTTATAAAATTAATATATTTTTTTTATATTTTTTATGCTTGTAAATAGACAAAATTTAATAATTATTTTCTATTACATGTAGATGTAGTTCTCATATCTCTTTTTCCATCTTTTTTAGTAAATTGAGGAGCAGAATATCTATTATCTTTTGTCCCATCTAACTTAACAGGGAACTTCATATCAGTAGTTTTCTTTGTGCTAGCACCTGTTGATTGTGATTTTGGCATCGTTACAATGTATTTGATTTGTGTTTATGAGGTTAAAACATTTTTATTTCAATTTTTTTTAATGAAAATACAAAGTATAGTTAAAACATAGACATTTAGAATATAAAGAGGTGTAAAAACAAATTTTATAATTTAAATAAAAAATTGAAACAAACAAAATAAAAAATCATTAATTTATACTAAATGAAATATTACCCATTAAATTTAAATAAAGGCATTTTATTAAACAATATGAATTTTAAACACAACATAGTTTCAAATGATGTAATGAGCTTATCTAGTGTTGAAGATATATTACACTTTCAACCACATATTCAGACGCAACATGTTAATGCACAACTATTTCATATCGCTGATAACCAAACAGTAATTTCAGATATAACCGATAATACTGATAACAGTGCTACATTATCTAATGATTTTGAAGAAGAAATAAATGAAATAAAAACAAAGTTAAATAGTGAACTTAACGTATTAAATGTAGACAATTTAAGAGATAAATGTAAAGAAATTGGTATTTCAGGAATATTTAAAATGAAAAAACCAGAACTGATTCAAACGCTTGAAAATGAGTTCTTTAAATTAGTTGCGGTTTTAAAAGATAAAAAGGCGAATGACTTAAAAAATATTTGTAAAGAGATTGGAATAAAAGGAATAACTGGAGCAAAAAAAGACAACCTTGTGTGTCAAATATTATGGTATAATTTATCTGTTTTAAAATTTAGATTAAATGATGAAATAAAAAAAGAAGAAAACATAATTAATGTAGAGCAAATTAAAATAATAGAACAACTAGAAAAACAGACACAACAAATACAGTTGTTAGAGATGAAATTAAAAGAAGAAGAAGAGAAGAAAAAAATGGAGGAGCAAAAGAAAAAAGAAGAAGACGAAAAAAAACTTAAAGATGATGAGGAAAAAAAGAAGAAAAAAGATGAAAAAGATAAAAAGAAAAAAGAAGAAGAAGAACAAAAGAAAAAAATAGACGAACAAAATAAATTAAAAGAAGAAGAAAAGAAAAAGAAAAAAGATGAAAAAGATAAGAAAAAAAAGGAAGAAGAAGAACAGAAGAAAAAAGAAGAGGAAGAGCAAAAGAAAAAAGAGGAAGAAGAACACAAGAAAAAGTTAGAAGAAGATAAGAAAAAAGAGGCAAAAAGTAAAAAGCAAAACATACCCAAAAATGTTAGAATTATTGTTTGGAACCACTATATAGGCGAAGATATAATAAAACACAAATGCTTATGTTGTAAAAAAGTTACTATTTCAAATACGAATTTTGAAGTAGGGCATGTTCTAAGTGAAAAAAATGGTGGTTCTCATGAAATAAATAATTTAAGACCTATTTGTTTCTCTTGTAACCATTCTATGGGCGCAGAAAATATGATTGATTTTGTTGTTAAATATGGGTTATTTATTGGATAAATTGTTGTAAAAAATATTTTATAAAATGTAAATAGAGAGAATAGACTTTAATTATTTTATATGTTTTTATAAAATTTATGTGTTTTTGTCATCAATCTAAATCGGCGTTTGAAATGTAAAAAGGTCTAATAATGCAACTTGCTACCTAATTCTTTATAATAAAAATCATTATAGGATATATTTTGTTTTAATGATTTTGCAAGCGTTTTATCGCTCATTTGAATTTTTTTTATACAATCATATTTACACTCAAATTCACGAACTAAATTGTTTTTTAAATCGTATTGTCCTATTCCATTTTTATATAATAATGGACTGCCATTAATTTTTTCTTCAAAGTCTTCTCTCAAACTCACATCGCAATCCTCATATAATCTATAATAAAACCCTTTTGTTAAAGTATAATTCTTAACAGGATTATCTAATGCGGAACTTGATTCATAACCATTAAAATGTGCTGCTGTTTTTCTGTCTAAGAATACATTTATTATTTCTGTTTTTTCACTATTTAATTTTGCTACATAACCTAAGCTTTGAACTTTGGTTTGTTTTGTTGGATTAATGTTGTAAATTATATTTGGGTCTAATTTTCTCTCAACTAGAAGCCAACGATAACCACAATAAATAGTATTTTCTTGAATTGCTTTCATTATACTTGGTCTTTTTATATTATGGTTTTCGTTCATTGCTTCTGTTACAGATTCATACACTTTGACGAGTTGTAAATTATCTGGATTAATTTTTTGTAATCTAGGACCTAATGTAGGTAAAGATTCGCTAAACCCTGTTGTAACCTTTGTATGCGATTTATTTAGTTTTTCTAATATATCTTTATTTGTTTTTTCAAGAGCATCTATTTTATTTGTCATTTGTTTTACATTTTGCATTAATTCAAGTATTAATATATTATCATTATTTGTATTTTTCATTTCAAGCATTAATTTTAATTGTTCTA